AAACAAAAATACCATCTTTTAATATTAAACCTAATCTTTTTTGTGTTCTCCTATCGTTAAAAATACCATAATAATTTAATAAAGAATTACTTGTCGAAATTATACACCCTTGGTCATTTGGTGTATTATAATTACTTATGGTAATTATAGAATGGCTTAAATTACTGTTTAAATCGGTGTTTATAGGTGCTTCTAAATATGCTGTATCACTTAAAAAATCAATAGTAGGCTCTCCGTTCTTAGTAATTATTACGCCACTACTAATAAACTGAGGTTGCTCACCTATTGTTGATTGTAGTGCTATTTTATTAGTGTCTATTGTGTTGTTTGCTGTTAATCCTATCCAAGAATGAACATAAGCATTATTTACACCTACCCAAGCACTTAAAGTAGTCGCTGATGGTGTTGTATTTGAACTTGTAGAAATTAAAGAAGATAACGTAATTTTACCACTATCAAAAAATACATAAGCAAGTTGATTATCACTTGAACGTCTTAACCTTAAAACTGCTTTAGTCCACAAAGTAGTCATTGAAGGTTGTCTAAGTGTGTACATTACAGAAACATCATTATATAAAGGCACTACGCTATTATCATAAACTAATGTAGAACCTAAATAAGCCTTTTTTATCTCAGTCGCACCAAGATATATTTTATTAATCGCACTATTACCAAGTTTTAAACTCATTAGGCATCCGTAATTATATAAAAAGTAGTTGCAACTGGTGTACCCGCATCATATTCAGCTTCCGTTAAACTTAAAACATTTAGTACTAAATCTTCACCTGTCATTCCTGCTTCTAATTCTGTATTTATAGTATTCTCCTCTTGATTAGTTACACCTACTTTAGCATTATTAGTAGTTATATCTGTTGCTTGTTGTGCTGTAATACCTGTTTTAAGCGTGTTAGCTGCTACATCTGTGTTATTTGATACTCTAGCTTCAGTATAATACAAGTTAGTGTTTTCTGGTATATTTAAAGTCTCTAATACTACAATACCAGTTTCCCCATTAACACTTGTAACGCCACTTGTATTAGTATCTACATATAATGTAACTACCTCTTGATTGTCTATTACTATTACTTGTATTTCTTCCATTAGTTTGTAACGTCTTGTAGTACTTTAAAAGTACCGTTTACATAAGTTTTTATATCACCATTAGCAAATGTAGTTTGAACATCGTAATAATAAGTATCTACCTCAAATGTAATAGGTGTAAATTTATCTATTTCAAATTTTCCTGATGTTGCATCGGTTATAGTTATACCACTACCATTTGAAATATCTTTTACAACTTCACCAGTTTTACATCTGTATCTAAATTGTATGTGAATAGCTGCACCTGTTAAATCAATAGCACTACCCACATTATCTAAATATTCAAACTCTACACTTGAAAAGGTATCGTTTTTAATTCTGTTTTTTAAATTCTTTGTTACTGCCATTTTTTGATTGATTTATTTATTATTGATCAGGCTATTAAAGGCTCTGTTTGGTAAACTACATAAGTTAAATGTATATCCAAAGTAATATCTCCTGTAGCTACTGAATCTGTACCCTCTAAAATAATAGGTTCATTTTTTTTTCTTGTTTGTTGCGCCCCTAAATTAGTATATAATAGAAATGAGGTGCTATTTAAAAATCCAGCTAGTTGAGATATATAATCAGAAGAAGTTTGTACTCTAACCTTTATTAAATTATTATCAAATCCTGTCGTTCCTGAATTCCTTTGGTAAGTAAGCCCTAATAAATCTATAAAAGTGTTTGTGCCTTGTGATGGTATTAATACTTTAGGTGTTGTGCCTAAATTTTTAATTTCACTAACAGAAACACGTACTGTCGATTGTTGTAAACTTCCACTATCAGTAAACTCTATTCCTGTTTCATCTGATTTAACCGATACGCTTTTACCACCTTGACCACTATAACTATTAGGTGTATCGCTTAATTCTGTAAATCTATTAGGGTCTGATGGTTGTGCTAAATCTGATTGTATATGAATCCAATCTAAACTTAATATTGGTGTTTTAATAAATGTAATTTCAATACTATCATATTGTGTATTACTTTTAGAATTTGGTGCAAAGTCTGATAATTTAACCTGTATTAGTTGCCAATTTACCTCTGATGTTTTACCACCAAATTTATTTAAATCACTATATTTTAAAGTCTTTAAAAAATAAAAATCATTAGAAGTATTTATTAATTTAACTTGAAATTCAGCAGCAGTAGATAAATCAGCCCTTAATGCAAATACTAAACTATCTTCACCATTATATGTAATTAAACTATCATTTTTCCATTGTGCAACTTCATTTTCTACTTTTGGCACGTATAAACATTTAGAACCCTGATAAGGTGAAGTAGCATAGTCTAAATTTGCACCTGATGGTACGCTATCATTATACCATTCAGCACTTTCGCCAGTATTTTCATCATAGATAGTTTCTAATTGTGTTACAGGGTCTACAGTTTCATTTGCTGCTGTAATTCTAAAACCAATTTCTGCTTGATTAACTAAATTAATAGAAGGTTCTAAAGGACTTACTGCTGGTATTCCTTCAACTGCTTTTATTTCAAAAGTTGGGGGAGATGCAAATGCATTTACTTCTATAATAAATTTATCAATTCTTGGATTTGTAGCGTCTCCATCTGATAATGTAACCTGACCACTAACCAAAGTATTGTAAACGGTTGAATTAATAGCACATTCATTTACCCATACATTGTATGTTAATCCTGTTCCTGACCAATTAACACCACCTTTAACCCAATTACCACTAGATGATTCATTTATAATTGTTGAGCCAATTAAATCGGCTTTCATTTGATAACTTTGGTTATTTCTAACAACGTGTATTATATCATTGTTATCACTTGTTGTTACTTGTTGTCTTTCTGTTAGTTTTTGTCCCATTTAATTAAATATGTAATTAGTTCCATCTTCAAATTCAAATGATGCACCATCTTGAAACAAATAATCGTTTTCAGTATGTATATCAAAATCGTTTAAATCTTTTAAATATAATGCTTGTTGTACTTCTTTCCCTGTAAATGTTATTTTATAACCGTTTAAACTTGATTTATCACCACCAGTTTCTTCTGTAATTTGTGCATCTAAACCATTAAACAATCCTAATATTCTTATATTACCTATTCTATCAATAAATATTGCTCTATAATACTGTTTAGGTAGCTTGTAAATCTCTTTATCTGAACCTGTTTTTATAATATCAAAGGTTAAATTTTGATTCCAAGCAATATCACCTCCTAATACTTCGGTGTTTTCGTTAAAATTTATATTAATTCCATACCAATCGTAAACAGTAGTGCTAGGGAAACTTGTTACTATTTGGTCGTTTATCGTTATTTGTGAACGTGAATACTTTACATAAGGAAATAAATATAGTTTATCTATTCCGCCCTGCAAACTTTTACATTCTCTTGCTATATTTTCTGCTATATTACAACCCAAAATACCATCCTCCTTTTAATTGAATATTTTGTGCATCAACTTCCGCTTGGCACGTTTTATATTCTGTTAATGGGTTTTTGCATATCCATTTATTAAACCTTAAAACGTACATATCTGCAATCGCTGAATACTTTTGACTTAAAAGCATTACATCATCCTTATCCATTAGTTCAGCGTTCTCTGGTGCGTGTTTAAAAGCGCCGCCATTAGCTATCATAAAAGAACTTACTTCAATATACTCTGCTAATGCTTGGTTTTTAGTGATAGGTTTAACAAATTCATTGTATAATGTTAAATAATCACCTACTAAAGTGTCATTTTCCGCTTCACTCTTTACTTTATCGTATAATTCTGAGCCTAATAATGGCTCAATTACAGTTATTTGCGTGTTTGCTATTGTAAAAAGGTATTTATCTACATCAACATTACCACCTAAAATAGTAGTTGTTGTTATTTCTTCTGGTGTTATAAATAAAAATTCTGCCATTATCCTAAGTATTTACCTTTATTTGGTTTATCAATCTCTGCAATAGATACATCTTTAGGGTTTTTAGGTGCTTTATAGCCTTGCCTACGTGCTTCATTTACATTTAATTCATCTGTTGATGCCATTGCACTACCTTTTTTTGGGTTTCCATCTGCATCTAACTTCTTTTTAAATACCCTGCGTTCCCATCTATGATAACAATTTACACCACCACCATACAAAAAGATGTCGTATTTACCGCCACTATGTGCAAATTGTCCGTTTACACCTTGCATACTCATTAATTCAATATCTTCTTTACGATATACCTTGCCAGTATCAGCTAATAACATCATTTTATTACAGAATAACCTTGAACCACTTTTAGGTGATTTACTTGTACCTTTTGTATATTGGTATCTCGTTTTCCATAACTTAGTATCTTGCTCACTTGTTTGTTTAGCTGATAATTGTAAATCATATTCTGTACCATCAGTTAATTCATATCCTTCTGGTGGGTCTTGTGCGTATTTTTCTAATATAGCTTCTAATTCTATATTTTCACTCATACAAACGTGATTAGACATTTGTACAGGCGTTTCTGCTACTTCTGTTAAAGGTTTAAAGTATAAATCTAAGTTAATACCATAAGCTACTAAAACCTCGCTTATAGCGTCTAATATGAAGTTTTGCTTAGGTTGTATAACACGCTTTATGGTTTGTTTTTCTGACATATCCATCTCATCAGCAACACTACTAAAACCACTTGCAGAAGATAAACCAACTAAACTAGGAGAAATAACTCGGTGGCTAGTCATTATTTGAGTTTTACTTTCTTCAACTAAAAACTGCCATTGCTTATGAATATTGTCATTTACAGGAAATGGTGTAATATTTATTTCTACATCTCGACCATTAAAACTTAATATAAAATTACTTGCGTTTGGTGAACCTGTTAGTTTCGCTCTTATCTTCTTTTCAAAACTTTCTTTATCTTCATCTGTCCAACTTTTGCCATCTGGAATATTAATAATATATCCAGCACTCAAACCTTGCTTAATTGAATTGATATTCATATTTGCAATTTCTTCTTCCATCTCAGCGTAAGGAAGACCAGCTAAATAATCAGGGTCTGAAAAATAAACTTTACCAACTTTATAAGGTCTAGCACAATAAATAGTTTTACCTTTTCCAATACCAAAAGCAGGTATTTCTATCGGTTGGTTTTGGCTTATCTTTTTCCAATTATTAGAATACCAATAACTTTCTATCTCATTTTTTTCATTCTCAATACTAGGTACTACTTTTTCTTTTGCAATGTGAATTAAAGAATGTAAATCTTTTCCCTTTGTTTCTATTACTTGGAAACTAAACTCACCGAATATTTGATAATCGGCTATCATCTTACGCAAGTCTTTAGCACCTAAAACACCTTGTAACTTAGCCCAATCATTTGTGCCATTGATACCGTTATTAAAACCTAAACCACGACCATAAATTAAATCAATATAAGAATTATTTATACTTGAATTAGTTGGTGAACCGTTATGCCTATCTATAATGTAATCGTAGAACTCATTATTACGACCATTTAAAACCCAATTTCTCGATTTGTTTTCTACTACATCTGGTCTAACATAGTTTGATAAAGTAATTAATTTAATATCCATTAATAATAATATTTGTCTTTACTTAATTTGTATTCTTGCGTTTCTTGTCCTGTAGCAAATGATTTACCTCTATATACAACATCATCACCTTGCGTTATCTTTAATTGGTGTTTATCAAACTCTTTAAACGTATAATCAAAGGTTACAACTAATTTACCATTATCTACTTTATATCTATGAGTTACATCTTCACTCGTTTGTTTCGCTTCATTATATAGTGAAAATACTACTACGTTATCAGGATAAAAACGTGGCACTACATTTAGTGAATGAGTTGTGTTATTAGGATTAAAAACTATCATATAATAATAACGTATTTTTTAATATATTGTTATTAAACAAAAAAACCCCTATGAATTAACACAAGGGTTCTTTGCTATTAAAAATAATTACTAAGCTACTACTGCTAAAAATGCTGATTGTGTAGCGCTATCTAATAAAGGTGCTAATTCCCTAGCCGTAGATACACCTGTCAAAGTATAACCGTTTAAATCTCCTTTAGCGCCACCAGTTGATGCTGCTACTGTAAAATCAAAACCATCATCTAAAGCTAAAGCCTTATAATTACCATTTCTATCTACAATTACTGCTTGGGGATAACCTGCCGCTAATAAATTAAATTGTGCATTTGTTGATGCATCTGGTTTCTTTAATACAATAGTTAAAGTTTGAGTATTAACTCTAGTACCTGTATTTCTATCAGATACCATTTCTTCTTCTAATGTATTACCATCACCTTCTAATTCAAATTTATATGCTGCCGTTAAACTAACATTCATCGCAGTTGCTTCACCATCTACAACGGTAAAAGCATCTTCTAAACTATTATAAAGATACAGTACAGAGTTACCCCCTAAACTGTCCTTACAGGAACGTAAACGTCCACTTGAAATATCACACGCCATTGTTTATTTTTTTAGGGGTTAAACTTATGCTGTTGTTGTTAGTAACCAAACAATGTCTTCTCCGTTGTAATATCCAACACCACCATTGTAAACTACCTTACCACGTACTTGTCCAGTTAATAAACCAATAGTATCTTCATCAACTAAAGATATATCATTATGGTCTGCTTGTAAACCTGTTGCAAAAATCAAGTTTCTTTTCTCAGCACATATAATAGTATCATCTGGTAAAGCACTAATTTCAACTAAATTATATTTACCAAATTTAGCCATCTTATCATCAGCCGTACCATTCCAAGCAATACCCTTAGAAATTAAATAGAAAGTGTACGCTTGAAATACATTACTAGAAACTAATACCTGTACTTCTTTACGTCTTAATGCTTGAGGAATTGCATTTAAAGCTGCTTTTAAATGTGCTTCTACATTTGCTTCTGTAGTTGCTGCACCTAAAGCTGTAATACCATTGTTTGCTTTAATTACATCACCATCTGCTGCAAATTGTACAATAAAACCATCACCGATTTCACCCGCTGTTGCGTTTAAACCATTCCAAATATCATCATCTAACTTTTCAGCTTGTGATGCTAGTACTTCAACTTGTATAGCTTCCATAATATCAGCAGGTGCGTTAGGATTTGATGCACTAGCACCCATTGAATCCTCACTCCAAGTTTGTCTAAAATCTTCTTTACATACATCAAAGTTATTCATTACCTTTTTAGGTGTAATAATTTTTTCCGATAAAGTAATTGCACCAGCAGGTGTAAACCCACAAGCATAATCAACTGTTCCATCAGTATATGCAATTTTTCTTAAATTGTATTTGTAATTTACATTCTCAGCTACAGTTACTGCACCTAATCTTAATGTATCCGCTTCTTTGAAGGATTTACCGATAATCTCACCAGCTACCTTACCTGCATAGTTTGAACTTACTGTTGTTGTTGTTGCCATTTTTATTATTTGTTATTTCTTAATGATTGCAACAATCTACCTGTTGCTGTTAATTCTACTTGTTTAACCTCTTTGATAGGTTGGTCTGCTGGTTGGTTAGATAATTCTACAACCTCATTTTTTAACTTTTCATTTTCACTATTTAAAGCAACTAATGATTTGTTAATTTCTTCAAACTTAGCATCAATTTTAGCATCAGCCTGTTCCGAATACTTAATTAATAATGATTTGATTGCTTGAACTGCATCCGTAGCATCTGAAACACTAGGCGTACTAGGTTCTGCTGCTGCTACTTCTTGTTCTGGTTCTTCTTGTGGTGCTTCACCAACTGATTCAACCATACCGTCTTTCGCTACTAAAACACGTCCATCCTCTAAAGGATATTCTGCATCTGGTAGCGGTACTTTTTCTTCTTCGTTTAAAACGTAAACAGGAACACCAACCTCTAAGGCTTCGCCCTCAAAGTCAATTTTTACATCTCCTGACATTACGCTTCCGAATTTTACCTCAACCTCTTTCTTGTTCAAAACGTTATCTGTAAACCAGACTTCTATTTGCTCAAGCAAAGATTTTTTTTCTTCTGCCATTTTTATATTTGATTTTAAATTTACTTCTTTTAAATCGACCATTGCATCAACTGAGAAACCTTGTACTTTTCCAGTCTTTACATAATCATTCCAAACTTCATCATTATCAATTTTCATAGTTGCCATCCAACTTCCTTTAGGATAACTAAAACCAAAATTAGTAGACTTATCTACATCTGGATTCTCTACTATCCAGCTTTCTACAAATGAAACACCTTTAATAGGTTCGCTATGTTCCATCTTAGAATTTAATTGATAACCTGATTTGAAAAAATTATGAGATAATTCTTTTATTGTATCTGATTTAAATACAATATTAAATTCCTCACCGCCTTGATTACGATATATTAATTGGTCTGGCTGTAAAACTAAACCCATTACAATACGTTGTTCTTTATCTACTTCTGCAAGTTTAACTTCTTGTGAAGATAGTGCTATAAATGTCTCTTGAGTTGCTGGGTCATTCACCAAACTTATAGCGAATACCCCATCAGAATCATCTTTAAAAGTAGCCTCGTATGTTTTTAATTCCATAAAATTTATGTGTTTACAAACGTTTGTACATATATATAACGTAGTACTTTATTTATTGTTATAGTTTTTAAATACCACTCTCGGTAATTATATTATTATCTAAGTTTTGAGCAGTTGTTACATCGCCACTAACTACATACGCTTGTACAGGTTCTTGTGTTGTTTGTATTGATTCTGCTATTTGGTTTGATTCTGTACCTTCTACTAAATTAAAACTAGGTGCTGATGGTTATTCTTAACACTTAATAAACCTGCTGCTGCTGCTGCCGCTGCTGATAAAGGACCTAATACAACCCCTGCTGGTCCTCCGACTGCTGAACCTGCCGCATAAGCTGCTATTGTTGCTTTATAAGTTTCAACTGTTGCTATACTTGCAGATAAGAATTTAGCGGCTGTTGCACCCTCTTCCCCTAGGTTTTCTAATATTGCGAATGTATTTTGGGTTAATAATTGTTTGGTTTTTTGTTTAGCTTCTTCACGTGCAAGTTCTTCACGCTCTTGTTTTATTTGTCTATCTCTTACATCTTTTGCAAGTTCTTCATCTATTTCGTTTAAAGAATCGTTTAATGCTTTTCTTGAATCAAACTTTGTTTGGTCCTCTGGCGTTAATACGTTATCATCTCCTAAACCTGTAACTTGTTCACGCCCACCAACTACCGTATCAGGATTTTCTGCATTATATAATTGAGTAGCTAAATCTATTTCTTTTAACTTTTGAGTTTCAATAGCAGTTTCTAATTCTTTTATTTCTTTTAACCTTTGTGCTGCTAAATTTGCTGATTCACTTGCTAGTGCTTTAGTACCAAATAATGCAAATGCTACATTAGTTTTAATAGTTTCCCAAAACCCTGCTTCTGTAGCTGTTGCTTTTAATCTTTGTAATTGATTTTCAAGTAATTTAATACCTGCTTCATTTTGTTCTTGAAGTCTTTTAAGTATTGCAATTTTTTGTTTTTCTAATTCTTCGTTTGCTTTACCTTGTAGTTTATTTAACTCAATTTGTTTGTTTACAGTTGCTAATTGTGCTTCTAAATTACTAGATATTGAATTAGTTAAGTCTAATTGGTTTTCTAATTTTACATTTGCTTGTGTAATATATTCAACAATATCCTCCCAATAGACAACTATGAAGGCTAATGCAGCAACTAAAGCACCGATACCTGTGGCTATTAATGCAGCCCTCATAGCTTTTAAAGAACCATTAAATAATTTACTAGCCTCATAAGCATCTCTAAAACGAGTTGCCAAACCTCCTGTTAATTGGTCTAGTATAGCAATAGCACCACCATTACCAGCAACATCATCAACTGACTTGTTGGTCTTTTCAGCAGCTTTATCTACTTCTTTAAAACTACCCTCTAGCTTTTCAAGTTCAGCGTTTGCATCACCTGTATTTACATCTACATTAATAACTTTTGTGATTGCCATTACTCTTTTATTTTGCGTTTTAACTTTCTTTTAAAGGTCTTAATATCTTTTGTCATTTGATACTTACCCTTTGCTATTTCAGTACATTCTCCTGCGCCGTAATAATCACCTTTTTTTAATACTTCTAAAATTGTTGCTATCATATTATCTTTCTTGTAATCTAAAGAAACTACCTGTTTCCATAGTTACATCATTGTTTCCATTATTATTTTTAACTTGTAGTTGCACGTAATCGTTTTGGTCTAAGGTTAAACCATTAGCCATTACAAAAACTGCTACGTCTCTACCACCTTGCAAATTATTTAC